CTTTTGTATTGGTGGTTAATGCTGTTTGTCCTCCATATTTTCCGGTTCTAAAATTATCTTAGCTGCTTCTTTTAGCTCTTTTTTAGCAGCTCTATATGCTCGAGTAGCTAATTGAATTATTGCTTTTTCTTCAGTAGATAAACTTTTATAATCTTTAACATTTTTTCTTAAAAAGTCTTTTATATCTGGTCCACCTTTTGTTGGTGTTAAAGATGTAATACCTGCTGATGTTTCACTAAAATTACCTACCATGCCTGCTTCTGGTACAGCTGGATTAATTATATCTTCATCATACATATCTTTAGGTGTATCTAAATCTTCAAGAACATCTTTATCAGTACCTGTTAATTCAGTAGTTCTATCTGTTTCTTTATCTAAATCTTTTCTTACACGTTGTATTTGTTTTTGTTTTGGATTATAAATTATTTCCATTGGAGATTTAAAAGTTTGTCCTACATTATCTCCATCTGTTGTTTGACTTAATAATTTAATTAATTCTGTTGTTTGACTAGGAGTTCTTTTCTTACCTTCTGATTTTGCTATAGCATTAAGAACTAAATCTATATAATTATCTTTTGAATAAGGTATAAGATTACCTGTAGCATCTTTACCTTTATATCTACTAATACCAATACCTTTAGCTACTTTTTCAGATACTTGATATTGAGGTTTATTTAATAAATCATTTAATGTTTTATATAAAGGAGCTATAACTGTTGATTTATCAGTTTGTACACGAGGTCTTTTTGCAAACTTTTCAGCATCTTCAATACTTCCAACTTTTTTCATAAGTTTATCAAATGCTGTTATAGTATTATCTCCTGGTTTTTTACCAGCAACAAGTGTTTTAAAATCAGCAGATTCTAAAAAATTAGCTAACTCATCTTTTAATGCTACACCACCTACAACTTGATTCCAGTTTTTAGGATTATCTTGAGAAAAAGCTACATATTTTTTTTCATATTTTATTTTACCATCTTTATTACGTAAGACTTTATCATTTTTTATTTTTTCATATTTTACTTTACCATCTTTATCACGTAAGACTTTACCATCTTTACCTTTTTGAGCTACCTTTTTAACTTGACCTTTCTTAGCTACCTTTTTAACTTCTCCTTGTTTTCTATTTGCTAAATCAGCAAGTAGATTACCAACCTCTAAATTTGCTTTTCTTTCTTGTTTAAATTCTTTTCCATCTGCAATTTTATTTATATCACGTATTTTTTTTAAAAGACCAGTTTGTTTATTAAAAATAAATTCTTTAAATTCTTTTTGATTAAACTCAGGTCCACCTATGCTTCTTTGTTCACCTGTAACAGTTCTTGGTGTAGAACCTATAACTTCAAATATACCTTCTTCATTGGGTGTATCATATAAAGAAGACTCTTGTATCATATCTTTTCTTTTAACAAATGGACCTCCTTTACCAAGAGGAGCACCTGGTAAATCTTTAGCTGGTATATATGTAGTTCCTCCAATAGCACCTAAATCTTCTTGTAGATTTCCTAACTCATCTGATAATCTTATTCTTGTACTAATATCATCTGCACCACTAACTTTTGAAAAAGGACTCATAGCTTTACTAGGGTCTTTTAACTGAGCTACTCCAGGTCTAAAAACAGATTCTACTGTACCAAGACCTGTACCACCTCCAAAAAGAACAGGTCCTTGATTATCTCCTATACGAGCTATTTCTGTAGGCTTACTTACAATATTTTCTTTTGTTGTAAGTAATTCTTGTGTTTGAGGAACTCTATATGTATAACTTTCTTCTTCTACTAATGAACCTACTTTAGAAGGAGTAAGATTACCTTCTTCAGCTTGTTTTAAAACAGCACTCATAGCAGCACTTTTTATTTCTTTTGGTTTTGCTCCAGGATTCATACTTTCATATAGCTTAGCATATTCTTTATATACTTTATTCATATCTTTTCGAGTAGCACCAGATTTTTTTTGTGCTTTTCTAGAAATACTTTTTGCAGTATAAGACTCAGGCTTACTTGCAAAGTCATCTATTTCTTTAACTATAGATTTACTTGCTTTACCTAAGTATCTTGTTAATGCTCTTGTATTAAATAAACCTGCCATTATGTCTTCATTACCTTTTTCTTTTTAACTTTTTTCTTTTTCTTTTTTGTAACTTTATTTTTTAATCTATCAGTTAATTGCATTTTAATACTTGACCTACCTATTGTCATTAGTTACCTCCTTTAACTAAAACATTAGGACCACCACTAGGATTACCTGCAGTCTCCATATTATCTTGTCTTGACCTTCTTGCTTGATTACGTAAACCTTCTACTGCATTTACATAGTCACCTTGATATAGTTGTAAATCTTCTGAATTTTTATTAAACCTTGCTGCTTCCATCATGCATGCATAAAATAATGCATCATAACAAAACTCACTAAAGTAATTAGATGTAGTTACACTTGTACCTGTTGCACTAGCTAAACCTATTGGTCTACGCACATAAGATATTTCTCCTGTTAAAGTAGAAGCAGGAGTTGGTACTACATAAATAGCTGTTTGTGTTTTTCTGGAATAATACCTAGGAGTACCTGTAGATGCACTTGCATGAGGAAAGTAATCTATAGCATACTCATAAGGTCGTTGTAGAAGAGTTGTTATATTAGAAGATACACTTGTCTTATAATTTACACTTCTTATAATTCTTGTGTCAGCTGGAAGACTAACTACAGGATTAGAAGCTGTAAAAGAAAAAGAACTAAACTCAGTTAGTCCTACATCATCTAAATCTTTTGTTAAACGTATTTCAGCTTTTTCAATTAAAAAAGGAATTTGATTTTCAAACTCAGCTGAATCGTTCTCTGTTGTGTTAATTATATCTGTTTTAAGATATGCATAGTTAGGCATTATCTTATCCTACAAATAATGTTACGCCACCACCATTAGGTGTAGATACACTAACTGTAGCACTAAAGCTTACGCCTTGGTCACCTATATAAATGTCTGCTGTTCCACTTGCAGGAACTTGAAATTTTATTTTATCTCCAGTACTATCTGATAATGCAAATGTACCTGCTATAGTAGAATATGCATGAATAGCTACTACTCTTGTAATATTAGTTGTTGTTACAATAACACCAGTGCCAGATAAAAATTTACTTGTAATATTATTAGCCATATTAAATCCTTAAAGTTAGGGAGGATGTGTGAGCATCACCCTCCCTAAGTTATTAATGCTTACGCACCTGCGTTACCAAACCAACCTCTCCAGTCAGATACTCCAAAAGAATATCTTTCTCTGGCTTTAAATCTAAGGTTACCTGTATCGAAGTCAGGTTCCATCTTAGTTTGTAGAGGAGTTCTATTAAACATCTTAGTACCATTAGGTATGTCAGTCTTAATGAACCATGCGTTAATATCTGAAAACCTTCTGTTTACAAATATACCACCTGGCATCATTCCCATACTCTTAATAGCATTGATGTCATTAACATTAGTAGCACCATTCGCTGCTGTTGTTGGATTAACTCCAATAGCAGTTGAATAGTCACTTCCTAATATTTGATTAGCAGTAAATATCAAATCTGTAGGAACATGAAGTGATACTGATTGAGCACCAATTAAGATACCTCTATCATCTTCTTGTTTCTGAATTTGTATTACTGCAGTCTCAATAGCTGCTTCTGATAAAGCTGCTCCAGTTGCAGTGTTAGTTTGAACACCTGCAGATATTGTTGGGTGAGAGTCACTAAAAAATGGTTGCCCATCTCCTATTGCATCAGCACCTGCTGTACTAAAACCATTGTTGTAGATTTTAGCAGCTTTAACCTGCTTAGTGTTTGCCATTGCTCTAGCTAAACCTTTTGCTCTTAATTTTGCAAAAGTATCGTAAAGGTTATCTTCCATTGCTTCTTCAGTAACTGCAAAAGCTAAAGCAATAGTCTCGTTGTCGTAACGAGCTGTATAACTTTCTTGTGCGTTATCGTAAGAAATGGATTCACCTTCACCTTTAGTAGGTGCAGTGCCAAACCCTGTAAATAGAACTTCTTCTTCAAAAGCTCTATCTGAGTTCTCTATTTCAAAAAGAGGTGCATGTTCGTCAGCTACCTCACCATACTCCGTCCCAAATACTTGGTTCAATCCAGGAAGGAGTTCTTTGCTAATACTAGCTCTATTTATAGCCATATTTTATTCTCCTTATGCTGTTGACGCAGTAGCAGTGACGTATCTGTCTCTGTGCGTGTTTAAAAATACTTCAACGATTGGAAAAGCATCTGTATCATCAGTCTCTTCTCCGTCTCGTTTCTTACCTATTACTCTTGCTGCTTGTTCAGTTTCTGCACCAGAAGCTGCTAATAAATAGTAACTTGATTGTCCAGTTACTGTACTACCAGAACTTGCTGTTGAACTAACTGTAACATTATAGTTTTTAGTTACCATTAATTCATTTGCTGAAAGTGACAATGAACATTGAATGTAATAAGTTTGGTCAGGGTCAGTTATTATAAAAAATTTAACATCTGAATAACCAGCTGCTGAAGTCCCTGTTCCCCAATAACGACTAAACTTTTGTTCGCCATTTAGGACATAAGAACAACCAGCAAATATTCCTGAAGGTTTTAATGTCGCTGCGATAAAAGGAGAAATGGTTGCAAAGTTTGCACCAGGAAGTACAACAGGGTCTCCAGAAAATATGTTGTTATTACATGCTCCACCTGACGTAGGTGAAAAAATTTCTGTGAAAGAACCAGTGTTGTAAGCTCCACCCTTTTTTCTTGCAGGAACAAAACCTTGAAATGCTTTAGCATGTGCCATGATTTTCTCCTATGAAAATGTAGAGAACTTACTCTTGAAATTTAGGAGTTCGTCCTCTGATTGTTTGAGTTTTACTTGAGTTACTGATTGGCATCCTAGAAGGATTAGTTCCCATAAGTTGAGAATTAACAGCATCCATTAATTTGTCAGCCTTATTCTTATAGTGTGCCTTTCTTGCTTCGATACGTCCAGTAGGTATTTTACCTAACGCCAAGTCTCCACGACAGACAGCTCCTTTGTATCGACCTTCATCTCTCACGATAGATGTTGCTCCCATCTCAGGTACTTCATCACTAGCAACAAACTGCCATCCCTCTTGCATTTTTCTACCTATATGTGCATAATCTTCTTGACCTTTAAGAGTTATTCTTAACCATCCTAAAGATATGCCTTCGCTGGCGTAGCGTTCTTCAACTGCTTCTGGTATTTGAAGTTGATTCGGCTCTTCAAATGTATATTCAGTTTGTTGTTTAATGTTGTTTTCTCTAAGTTGTGAACTACGTGTATTTGTTCGTGTTGTCATTATTTACCTCCACGTTGCGTATTAATTGTTGTATACTCACCATCAGCTTGTTCAGCTTTCATTTTCTCTTGAGCATACTTTTCAAGTGGTATATTCCATTTAGTTGCTATATTAACTTCATTCTTAGATAATCTAACTTTCTTGGAATTAGGAGTAGAACGTGATGCTCCTGCTACTACTTGAGCAGGTCTTGACGTAACCTGCTGCCGATTATTCTCTTGCACTTCTTGAAACTTTGTAGGAAATGCTTCTCGAATTCTTTTGTCAACTTCCTGATAAAATTCATCATCACCAGTTTCATAACCTTCTGCTTTTAATTCAGCATCTATTGCTAAAGCTGATGCAGTCATTACATTATCTTTACCAAACCATTCATTATTTCTTGCCCAGTCTTGTGCTTTAGGGTCTCCTGCTGGTACTGGTTGTTGATACTGCTGTTGTTGTGGTGATGCGACAGGCTGTCTTGGTGCTTGTTGCACATTTTTAAATCTTTCTTTTGTAACATTAACATTCTTTAAATCAACTTGAGCTTCATTAAGCATCTCTTGAGCTGATAAAAGTTTGTCTTGGTCACCTGCTTCATAAGCATTCTTGTATGCTGTACGAGCCATTTGTAATTTATCAGTTAATTGTTTTTCTGTTACTTCTAAATTCTTTTGATTAACAGAAGTAAATTCTGTTTCTCTTTGTTTAACTAAACCTTGTAGTTGTTCGTTTTGTTGTACAAGTTGAGTTATCTGGTCTTCTTTATCTTTTCTTTGTTTAATTAATTGTCTTATTCTTTTTTGAGCACCTTTAGTTTCAATACCTTCTAATTCTTTTTCTGCTGGTGCTTCTGCTTTTGGTTCTACTGAAGAAGGAGTAGCATCATCTTTTTCTACTTCTACTTCTATTTTTTCTTCTTCTTCTTTTACAGGAGCTTCTACTTTCTCCCAGTTTTCTTCCTTTGTCATGTTACCTCCGTTGTTTACGAGACAAACGTATTTACGTTTTAAATTTATTATATCATATAATTTTTAGTTAAAGAAATTTAATTTGAACTAGCTGTTAAATTAAATGTTGGGTCTAAAGTCTTAGGACTTTCTACTCTCATAATTATTTGGTCATCATATAATAAAATATATTTAATACCTTTATATTTTATTTTTTGACCTGTATGTTTACCATAGCATACATAATCATCTATCTTACACCAAGGTCCTTTATTAAATTTTTCTTCATCTGCATAAGCTAAGTCACCTATTGCAACTACTTTACCTACTGTCGTTAAGTATGCCATATCTTCTCTAGTAGAATCTGGCAATAGAATTCCACCTTTAGTCTCTTGTTTTATACTTACAGGTCTAACTAAAACATGATAACCTGGTAATTCAGGTAAAATATCTGGGTCTTCCTGTTCGTTCTTTGTTATCCAAGCATCATTCTTTACTGCTTTTCCTACGTGTACTTGTTGCATATTAATCCTCTTCTGTATTATTACGTTGTTTTATAGTTTCAATAAATTGGGTTCGTGCCCATTCAATACCATTAATAGTTCCTACGATTTGTTTATAACTATCATAGGAGTCTGCATTACCATCTGCTAATGTATTCTTTAAGTTTTGAATCTCATCAGCATATCGTTTGATAATTTCGTCAAAGATGTCCATTAAGATGTGCTAGACATTTTTTGTAAAAGTTCAGCTGCTTTTATTTTTTCTGTACTTGTTATCTTATCTTGTTCTGTTTCTTGTTTCTTTTCTTCAATAGACATATTCATTAAACTATCTAAAGCTTTTATTTGTTGTTTAGATAATCTATCAGCTTGAGCTTTTTGTGCTTTAAATTGTTTTGTTTGTGCTTGGTCAGCAACTTTTAACATTATTTCACTTTGCTCCATTTCTAACTTCTGAGCTTCTAGTACTGCTTTAGCATTATCTTGCATAGCTTTTAATTCTAATTTCTTTTGTTCTAATAATACTTTTTGTTTTTCTAAATCTACCATTTGTTGTTCAGGAGATTCTACTTTACCCATTGCCATATTTGCATTTAATACTTCTTGAGCAGCTTCTGCCATTGCTCCTTGTACTACTGCAGGATTCTGTGCTTGCTCTGGAGATACTTTAGTTTGTAACTTCTGCTGTGTCATACCATTAATTTGTTCTTGATATTTCATTACAGAATGTTCTTGTATATTAGATGCTAAGATAGGTTGTATCTTTGCCATAATAGGATTAGCACCATTCTGAGGGTCATTTAAATATGACATTTTAATTTTAATATGTGAGTCATGGTCCTGTCCTGCAAATGCTGCAATAGGCATTCCTTTAGAAGCTGCAAGAATATCTGATACTGGGTCCATCTCTTGTGGTTCTACTTTAGGTGGTAGTATTTCATCTACATTAGGAATATTAGATGCATTTAATATTGTTCTATTTAATGCTTCTAAGTTAAACATTCCTGGTGGAGATTGTTGTGCCATCTGTAATGCCATCTGAGCTAACATAAGTCTGTGAGCATTAGAAGGAATATTAGGGTCACTAACAGGTATAATATCAACTTTCCCATTAAAGTCTTCTTTAAAAATATTTCTTTCTGCCATAGGAACATCATAAGGATATTCTTCTGGTAAGTAGTCGTGGTCTATTTGAGCTAATATTCTAAACTCATCTTTCTGTGATTTATGTAATCGTTTATGTATTGCAGTAAAAAACTTACTTGAAGCTTCTAGCAATGCCATTGTTGTTCCTACTGGTCCATAGTTAGAACCATCTGCAATTACTTGTTCTGTACTATCTGCAAACTTTTGTCCTGCTGCAGTCATAAACCCTAGCATCTGAAATAAAGTTCCTGAAGGTTCTTTATAAGGTAAAGGCACAATAGCTTTAGATAAATCTGTACCTAGTGCTTCTACTTCTTTAAACTCTCCTGGAGCTATAGGTTCATTATCACCAACCATTCTTACACCCTTAGCTTTAAAACCACCTGGAAGATTAGCGAATTGTCCTGCATCAACTAAACTTCTCATTGCTGCAGTTGCAGTCATAGTTATGTTACCTAAGAAATGCATTAGTCCTAAACCATAAAAACTAAATCCTGGTACAAAACGATAATGTACAAAATGTAAATTCTTAGTTTTAGTTTTATCTGTAGGTTTCCAGTTTCTTCTAATACCTAAAACTTTTCTAGATTGTTCTTCTATTGTTACA